CCTTCGTCCATGAGGGTTCCAATCTCTGGAACAGCTTGCACGATTTGATCTAGGTTAAGTTTCTGGATTATTCTTCTATCTTCGATTAGCCATCCTACGTAAGTAATAAGGACGCCTCTCTCCAGGAGGTAATTAGCTCCTAGTTCCATTTCGCGCATGAATCGAGGGATGTATCCACTACTAACCATCCACTTCAAGAAACTGGATACTATTTTGGCTCGTTCTGCGTCCGTACCTTCGGTCGGAAACGCCCTGACGTTGGCCCTTTTAAGACTGGATACTAGTAGGGATACAAGTCTAGATATTCTTTCTTCAATGACATGCGCTTCCATGTCGCTGGCACCTTCCCAGGGGAAAGCGTCCGCTCCGTGCTTACGGAGATCACGGCTCTTGCCAGGCCAAAAATTGCGCCTGTCGTCATAGGAGTTCCTGCACTGGTCAAAGTATGACTCAAGTTCAGTTACTGTTTGATCGTAGGCATTTCTCAATGCTCCTACGTCTGGTTCTTTACTAAGATATGTTAATGCTTCGGACGCGTCGGTTTGCATACTTTTTGTGCTCGTTTAATTACGTTGAAAACGTAGTTCTTTGGGACTCCAATCATATCACATAATTTTTGTGACGGGATTTCACTATAATCCAGCATTAACCCTCTGCGCAAAAGCTCCCAGGCAAGCAGCCTATCCGTGTTTTCGTCTAGCCATTCCTGATTCAGGGTTATGTCTTCTTCTTCTTGCATTAGGAATAAAGCTTCTTCTTTACGTATCTAAATGTTGAACCTCTGTCGTCCTTTATTTCTTCTATGCAAATTTTCTTGCCGATGAAGGACTCCTGCATGTTTCTTGGAACTACGCAGGCTACGGTTTTTCTGAACTCCTTTACGCTTACGTATACGTAACTCTTGTTCGGGGCTAACCTTACAACTTGACCCTGGTATTCCTTGGGGTGCAGCTCTGGGGCAAGTAGCAAGGGATCAAGGATGCATTGACCCTCTTCAGAGACCCAGGTGCCCTTTCCCTTTCCCGTTAGCATTTCTTCCTTTAGGTTCTCCTTAGCTATTTTGAAGGCTAGGTCAAACTCGAAGTCGTTCTCTTTTGCTATTTGTGATAATCTTATCTTTGGCATTAGTAACCTTTATTTTTTGTATCAAGTGCGTTTATGATACTGGGGTTGTAGTGATCTGGTCCGTCGCCAGAGTTTATCATGCGCAGATAGCGCATTACGTCAAAAAAGTCCTTCAGTGCTTCGTCGTTCTTGCCTCTGCTGTTGTAGTTTATTAGACTGTCCAGTGTATTCTCGCAGCTCTCGTGCAGGTAGCACATTGGCTTGTTTGCTGCGTCCACCTTGGCATTAGGGTTATATGCGAACCACTCGTCCAGGGCAGCTATACCCGTTTCTTCCATTACGCCGCTACTAGGGACGAAGTCCATTCCGTGATCCGAGAAGACAGTGAAGAGGTCCTCGTTGTTCTCGTTTTCTCTGGCGAAGTATCTGCTGTCCCCTACGCGCTCGTAGACTTCAATGCCTAGATCTTCTTCTATCTCTTGGAACAACTCCACGTAGGCAGCGATGTCAAAACCTATCTTCTTTGCTGCTGGACCGTATTTCCACCTGGGTTCTCCGAACAGTGCCCACTCGCCGTAGTTGTATCTATCGGGCCACTCTCGTATAACGTATACTTCTCCTTCTTCGTTTACAGCAGCCCAGATCGAAACGAAGTTCCTGGCACCCGCAGGGTCCAAAATCTGGTAGCAGGTGAAGTCCTTCTTTGAGGTTACGTTAGGGAAACGCATACCGTGCTGATTCTCTTCGTCTGACAATACATTCACGGAGGTGCTGAACATAGGTATAAGTGACGTCATGCTCTTCACGGGTATACCGTAGGCACGAACCATTATTTCTTCTTCGGATTGAGAAGCTAGGTCCTTTGCGATTCTCTTGTAACCGCCCCAGGGGTTCTCATCGGAGTGCAGGTAGACAATCTTGGCGTCTCTCTCGCTGCAGTTCTGCACTACAGGTAAATCCCTGTCCAGTAGTTCAGCGTATCTGGTTTCCTGTATCTCAGCTCCAGCTAAGTATTCCGCCACGAAGGGCGTGAAGCCGTCAATCGGCGTGAAGCCAATGAGCATCTTGCTGTTCCTGGTCGCAAGTCTAAACCTGAGGGTGTTCACCAGGGTAGCGTCTCCCAGGTATTCGTCCAGCCAAGTCCCTATGTTTATACCCTTCGGGTCCTTGAACCCGAACTCCATACCTTCAAGTATAGTCTGATTGTTACTGAACTGCGTGTAAGTCTTGAAATCTACCCGAGTCCTGGTGTCAGGGAAGATGAAGCTCTTGGCTGTGAAGCCATTCTGCATACTGTAGTTGATGTAGCCTTCTATGCTCTTGGTCTTCTTCTTGAACTCCTTTGGCATCATCTCCCAGATTGCAGCTTGCTGCACCTTGATGCTAGTATCTTCATTCTGGCTGAAGCATACAATGTGACCGTCCATGCTCTCCTGGACGGCTCGCATGACCGCCTTGGCGCAGCCTGTAGTCTTTCCGCTTCTGTTGCCCCCTAGGACTAGGGCTTCATCCGAGGTCTCCAGGGCATCCTGGATTCTACTCCAACCCGCCAGGTTGAACCCGTATCTAAGGGGATCATCTAGACTAGCCTGGATTCTCTCTTCGTGCTGCTTGTGCAGACTCTTTAGTAAACCTGGGTCCTTGTCCCATAGTTTAACTATCTCTGCATCCGTCAACGACGGCAGCATTGGGTGCTTAGTGAATATTAAAGACATTATTCGACTTATTCGTCTTCGTCGTCCCAGACGACCTCCACGGAGTCATCCTTGAACTCCAGGGCAGCTTCCCGCATAAGCATCCTGGCTACGGAAATAGTCGTGTAATCGGATTGCACTTCACCTGATTCATCCAGGACAATGATCATGTAGTTGGGGTAGTATTCCCCCAGAATCTCCTTTAGCTTAGCTAGAACTTCCTCGTCCATCTGTATCCTCTTCTATGTCAATTACTTCTGCTTCTTCAGCTAAGGCAGCCTTGACCTTGGCAATCTCCTGGGCGTAGTCCTCGTCCGAGAAGGACTTGCGCTCCTCTACTATACTGGTGGCTTCGCCCCTGGCTGTGAGGGCTTCTCTGCTGGCGTTTATCTTAGCTATACTCAGTTCCTTGAGGTCCTTGAAGGATACCTGCATGTCGGGGTCGTTCTGCATTCTGTCTCGGACCTTTTCTATGAGGTCCTCCTCCAGGCTGGACATATTCACGTAGTTCCTGGCAGCTAGCTTACCCCCGAGTTCTTTGAACTTCTTGATGTGATCCGCGAACTCCACCATTATATGCACAACGGTATTCCTGGGAATCTTGTAGTGCCGAACTATTCTAGTCTGGCTATTGCCAGTGCTGAACAAATAAAGCACCTTAGCTACCTTCTCAGGATTGTGCCTGGCTAAGGACTTCACCTTCTTCACCTGCATCTCCTCCGCGTATTCCTGCACGGCGGCCCGAATGTCCAGCATCAATTCTTCTTCGATTTCATCGAAAGCGTCCGATGCATTTTTTTCTTCAGTTTTGGGCTTGACTTCTTTCATTTGGGTCTGTATGACTACTTGCGTGTGTTATAATACACCACAGAAAGCCTGTCAAGGCTTTTCAGCATAGTCCCTAGGGTAAGCCTTCAACGGTGCAAACGACCCTTCAGATAGCATCTGACGTGACATAAAACGAACGCAGTCCAGCTGGAACAAGAACTGATAGGGATATTGGCTCTCTACCTGGACTATGGGTTGCTTCCCCTGAATACATGAAGGGAAGCATAAAATAACGCTGCAATACTACGGATCACTCTTCGATAATACCCAGTCCGACTAATACTGTCTAATATTGTAAGCTTTGCTAATAGCGAAGCTGTATCTAAAAATCTGTGCTAATATAAGACTATGACCTATAAAGAAAAGATCGCTAAGCTCAAAGATAAAGCCTACCAGGCTAAACCAGAGCAAAAGAAACGCAGAGCTCAACGCAATAAAGCTAGAAGAGCCGCTATCCGTAAATACGGTAAAGCCAACTTAGTTGGCAAAGATATAGATCATAAGGATGGTAATCCTATGAATGGATGCAAATCTAACCTAAGGGTTATGTCCATTAAGAAAAATCGAGGTAGGAACAATAGGTCAAAGTAACCTGGGGGGAAACCCCCCTTGAGGGGTATTTTTTTTATGACGTAGTGAATGTATTACTGCATTGCTGCTGCTTGCAAGTTGCTAACACCCCCACCCCTTAATGAC